CTCAGGGTTCTACCGGTTCTACCGGTTCACAAGGAACTACGGGAGCAACTGGTTCTCAAGGAACAACCGGTTCTCAAGGTTACCAAGGTGTTCAAGGATATCAAGGTGCAACAGGAAACCAAGGTCCACAGGGAACTCAGGGATATCAAGGAAACCAAGGATATCAAGGTTATCAAGGCGACACAGGTTCGCAAGGTTTTCAGGGAAACACTGGCGCACAAGGTTCGCAAGGAACAACTGGTTCTCAAGGAACGCAAGGCTCTACCGGAGCGCAGGGTTCAACAGGCGCTCAAGGCAATCAGGGTTTTCAGGGAGCACAGGGAGCACAGGGAGCACAGGGCTCGCAGGGATATCAAGGAAACCAAGGATATCAAGGTCAATCAGACAAATACGCTTCAACAAGTTCTTCTTCTTACACACTTGGTGTAGGAACACAATCAATAACAATTGGTACGGGATTGTCTTGGACACCAGGACAAGCATTAATTATTGCTAACGATAGTTCTCATTATGTTGTTGCAACCGTTAATACTTATAATTTGGGAACCGGTGTTCTTAACTTTACCGTTTCTTCTTCGCCAGGAAGTGTTGTTGGTACAGGAACATTTACTTCTTGGACTATAAACCTAGACGGTGCAGTTGGTGTGCAGGGTTCACAGGGTAATCAAGGAACACAGGGTTCTACTGGCTCGCAGGGACCACAAGGTTTTCAAGGTAATCAAGGATTCCAGGGTGTAACTGGTGCGCAAGGTTCTACCGGTTCGCAAGGAACACAGGGCTCAACTGGAGCACAAGGTGCTCAAGGAAATACTGGAGCGCAAGGTTCAACAGGAGCGCAAGGTGTTCAGGGTTCAACTGGTTCGCAAGGTGCTCAAGGTAACACTGGAGCAACGGGACCACAAGGTACGCAAGGAACGCAGGGAACACAAGGTGTTCAGGGCTATCAGGGTGCTCAAGGAAATCAAGGTTTTCAAGGTTATCAGGGATACCAGGGATACTCAGCAGCAACTACAAATGTAGTTCTTACTGCGCCGTTTGAAACAACAACAGTTTCGGGAACAGCACTCAGTGGTTCAACAGCAGCAGCGCTTAACGCATCTTCTGCATCCTTCTATTACTACACAGCAAATCCTACCGCAGCCTTTGCTGTAAATATTACAAACGCACCAACCACAACTGGTCAGTCGGCAACATTTACAATGCTGGTAAATAACGGTTCAACTGCTTACTTGCCATCAAACATTACAATCAATACAAATCAAGCAGGTGCTTCATCTTCTGCCCTTCCCGCCGAAGGTGCAACAAACAATGGAATCACTACTCGTTATCAGGGTGGAACCGCATGGAGTGCCGCCGATGCATCAACAATTGACGCATATAACCTTGTTGTTATTTGCACCGGTTCAAGTGCATGGACGCTTCTACTAAGTCTGACAAAGTTCTAAGGAAATATTTATGGCACAACTCGAATATTACGATGAATCATCAGGTCAGTGGATAACAGCGGTTGTAGGTTCGCAAGGACCGCAAGGCGAACGTGGCTTTCAAGGTTTCCAAGGATTTCAAGGTGTACAAGGCACAACTGGTGCAACGGGCAATCAAGGAACGCAAGGTTCTACTGGTGCTCAGGGTTATCAGGGTTCTCAAGGAACTGTTGGTGCGCAAGGCAATCAAGGAACGCAAGGGTACCAGGGTCCACAAGGCAATCAAGGTTATCAAGGCATGCCTTCAACCGTTCAAGGTCCACAAGGAAACCAAGGGTTTCAAGGTGATACTGGACCTCAGGGCTCAACCGGAACAACCGGTGCTCAGGGAACACAGGGTGTACAAGGAACGCAAGGCGTTCAAGGCAATCAAGGTTTTCAAGGTTACCAGGGAAACACGGGTTCTCAAGGTTCACAAGGAACTCAAGGCGTCACAGGGGCACAAGGACAACAGGGATACCAAGGACAGACCGGTTCCCAAGGTTCCACCGGTTCTCAAGGCAATCAAGGCTTCCAGGGCAATCAGGGTTTTCAAGGAGAAACAGGTGCACAAGGTACAACTGGTTCACAAGGAACACAGGGCTATCAAGGCAATCAGGGTTTCCAAGGCAATCAAGGATATCAAGGTGTTCAAGGTTCTACTGGACCTCAAGGTGCAACAGGCTCGCAAGGATATCAAGGCAACCAAGGTAATCAAGGCAACCAGGGTAACCAAGGTTTTCAAGGCAATCAAGGGTATCAAGGAAACCAAGGCTTCCAAGGAACACAGGGTTATCAAGGTTTTCAGGGTCGTGCAAGCACAAACAACGCTCACAACGCAGTAGCAGTTGCCGATACATTCGGTACAACTAACGCATCTACATACACCGCCGGTTCAACAGACCTTAACGGCGGTACTGGTATTGGTGCAAAACTTACTGCCACCTCTTATGGCGCACTTGTAATTGATGGTCACACGGTGGCCTCAAACGAACGCGTACTTGTTGCCGCCAACACTAACGCTAAATACAATGGTATTTATCAACTAAGCACTTTAGGAACGGGAAGTGTTTATTGGGTTCTTACCCGCGCTACCGACTATGACGACAGCGTAATCTCTGACGTTAACCAAGGTGACTATGTTTTAGTCATTTACGGTTCTGCCAACATTGGTAAAACGTACATGGAAACAGAACTTGGTTCTTATTCCGACGGCTCCATTATTATTGGAACCGACAACATTCTTTTTGCACAAGTTTCTGGTCAGGGTGCTCAGGGTTATCAGGGTGCTCAAGGTGCCGGTGGCGCTCAAGGATACTACGGTTCTTTCTGGGACACCACAACGCAAAGTGCTTCTGCAACAAATACAAAGTACGACATTACTCTTAACAGCAAGGGTGACAGAAGTGGCGTAGACGTTTCCTCGGGTTCGCACATTGTTATTGCAAACCCAGGTGTGTACAACGTACAGTTTTCTGCGCAACTTAAACGCAATTCTGGTGGTACCGGAAACGCTATTATTTGGATTAACCAAAATGGTACAGACATTGCGGCATCAGCCGGTGACGTTCAACTAACAGGTAACAACTACGCAATTATTCAATCGTGGAATTACCTAATTACTACCACAACTGCTAATGAGTACGTAAAATTTGTTTGGTTAACAGATGACACTGCTATTCAAATAGTTAATATTGCTGCCGGTTCACAGGCGCCAGCAGCGCCTTCAATGATTGTTACTGTACAGCAAGTTATGTACACTCAGGTCGGCCCACAGGGTTACCAAGGAACAACTGGTTCACAGGGTGCCACAGGTTCACAAGGTTCACAAGGTACGCAAGGTTTAACTGGGGCACAGGGTTCACAGGGATACCAGGGCACACAGGGCGTACAGGGTTCAACGGGTTCGCAGGGTTCTACTGGCGCACAGGGCTCACAGGGCTCACAGGGCGTACAGGGAGCAACGGGAAGTCAAGGTTTACAAGGTTACCAGGGAAATACAGGTGCTCAGGGTTCAACGGGTGCTCAAGGTAGCACCGGAGCACAGGGAAGCACGGGTGCTCAAGGCTCAACTGGGGCACAGGGACCTCAAGGATATCAGGGTTCTACTGGTACGCAGGGCTCTACTGGTTCGCAGGGAGCGCAAGGCGCCACAGGTGCACAAGGAAATCAAGGTGTACAAGGCTCGCAAGGTAATCAAGGTTATCAAGGAACGCAGGGCTATCAAGGCAACCAAGCAAGCGTTGCACTTGGAACAACCTCGACGGTTTCATATTCAACCGGAGCATCAGTTACAAATACAGGTACGCAAGGTGCTGCTGTATTTAATTTTAGTCTTCCTCAGGGTCCACAAGGTAATCAAGGAAATCAGGGTTTTCAAGGGACGCAGGGAAATCAAGGCACTCAAGGCTCTACTGGTCCTCAAGGAACACAAGGAAACCAAGGTTCAACCGGAGCACAAGGAAGTCAGGGTTCGCAGGGTTCTACTGGTTCACAAGGCTCACAGGGTTCAAACGGAACGCAAGGCCCTCAAGGTTATCAGGGATATCAATCAGGCATTACCATTGGTACAACAACAACCGTTGCTTACACAAGCAGCGCTGCTGTAACCAACTCTGGTTCTCAAGGTGCGGCGACACTTAACTTTAGTATTCCACAGGGCCCTCAAGGCGCAACCGGTTCTCAAGGTTCACAAGGTAATCAAGGTACGCAAGGAAATCAGGGAACATCGGCGTCAACAACAAACGTTCTTCTTAATGCACCTTTTGAATCTGTAAGCGTTTCTAATACAGCACTTAGTGGTTCAACTGCCGCAACGCTTGCGGCTGGAACAACTTCGTTTTTTATGTACACGGCCAATCCAACGGCTTCGTACGCCATCAATATGACTGGTTGCCCAACAACTTCCGGCCAATCGGTTACGTTTGCCATGGTAGTTATTAACGGTTCTACGGCCTACCTGCCTTCAAGCATTTCGGTTAACGGTGTTGCTGCGGCGGCGTCTGGAATACCTGCAACCAATACTACGTACAATAACATTACTTTTTGGTGGCAAGGTGGCACAGCCCCAACTGCCGCTAACGTTTCTACTGGAGATTCATACACATTTACAGTAGTGTGTACAGGTTCAAGTACCTGGACGGTAATTGCAAGTCAGGTAAAGTTCTAATGCCACAATTTTCAAACCACACGTATTTTGACAACACCGGAAACAGTAAATCAACAGGTTTTTCTTCCGGCACAAACATTCGATATTTTACTCCACAACCAGGAAGCCTGGAAGTTAGCGCCTCATCAGCAACACTTGAAGTTATGGATGTAGGTAATTGGGAAGCAGTTTTAGATTACTTGGGCATCAACCCAGAGGAATAGGCCATGAGAACATTCATTCCAAACACATACGTTCAAGGAACTACCATTCAGTTCTTTACCTCTAAGCCATTTTTGGCTCAAGACAATGTAACTATTATTGACCCGGACCAAGTTTATTTTGGTTTTCAAATTAATGGTGGTACACCACAAATATTTAATTACACTTATGGCGTGGGTGACGTAACATCTACAATTGTTCGCATTGGCCTTGGCCTTTACGTTGCCAGCATTGACACCAGTTTGTATAACGATGGTGTTTGGGTTTACTCGTTTTTGGGTGAGCCGGATGACGCAATTAATCACGACCAAACCAAGACCAAAGTTCGAGCAATGGGTGAGTTAGTTGTATTGGCTCCTGACTTTCCTATGGGCTAAATGCTTGACATTTAAATAACACTGGTGTAACCTTCATACAACGGAGGATTAACCAAGGAGTGTCAAAATGTCAAAGGTAGATTTGTCTGAATTCTATTCAACAAAAAAATGCGCTATTGGTTCCCTTCCACTAAGTGAAGAACAATGGGCAAAAATAAACACCGTTTTAAAAATGTCTAACAAAGAAGTTCAGACTGCAACCATTATGGAAGTTCTGGACAAATGGGGTTTTCCAGTAAAAAGAACCACTCTTTCTGAACACCGACGCGGCTTATGCTGCTGCGGAAAATAAGGAACGAGGAACCCCATGTCTAAAAACAAGATTGACATTAGCGAGTTTTATCGTCACAGATTAGAGCCAGTTGTAGTCGAACCAGAAGACCTTACAAAACTATGCAAAGAAGTTGCTAAGCGCAAACCAGCCAAGCAAACAAAGCCAACTGGCGATACTTCAATGCTTGTTCTTCTTAGTGACTGGCAAGCGGGAAAAAATGAAGGCGGGGGAAGCGCAATGATTGCTGACCGCATCGTTGCATTTCAAGACCGACTTGTTCAACGTCTTAAGGACTTGAAGAAGATTGGCCGTGAGATTAACACTGTATACGGTGTTGGTCTTGGTGACCTTATTGAGCAATGCTCGGGACACTATGCAATGCAGACTGCTAATACAGATTTAGACCGTCGAGAGCAAATGCGTTTAGCACGACGACTTGTTATGCGCTTTGTTGACCTTATGGTTGACGAAGGCTACAACGTTGTTCTTGGTGCCGTTCCAGGTAACCACGGTGAAAACCGTAATGCCATGGGCAAGGCATACACAACGTGGACCGACAATGATGACCTTGCTATCTTTGATGGCATTGCAGAAATAATCAGCCACAACGCGGAACGTTATGCCAATGTAAACATCCCACTCGGTGCCATTGCAGATGACCTTACTATGACCTTAGATATTTCTGGTGTTACCTGTGGCTTTGCTCACGGTCACAGTTTCCGTAATGGTGGAAGCAAGAACTGGATAAAGACTAACGGTTCAATTGGAAAGATTGAATCGTGGTGGCTTGGACAAGCAATGGGTCGTCAACCTATTTCTAACGCAGACATTCTTTTCTGTGGACACCTTCACCACTTTGTAGCATCTAGTGCTACAGGTCGTCAGGTATTTATGTCACCTGCTGCTGATGGTGGTTCACATTGGTACACAAGCACTACGGGAAGTAACTGTCCCCCGGGAATGCTGACGTTGTTAGTCGGAACTGGTTGTGGTGCTTTTGGTTGGAGCGACTTAGCGATACTGTGAAAAGAAATAAAGAACCTCAGAACGTAGAGATTGCTCGTCAAATAAATTTACGCAAAAACAAAGCAGACAAATACAAATGGGTACCGTGCATTGTATGCGGTGACTTATGTCCTCAGGGGCAACCAGGCTTTGAAGATTGCGATGAAGTTCATGTTACCTGTAAGTACGAACCAGGTTATTCTGCTCTTGCTAAAAAATTATTAAAGCAAAAAGCAGAAGCATTAAACACTTCTTTATTCTAGTTCTGGAGTTATTTCCAGCCACGCGTCGTGAACCGTCACGTCGTTCTGTATCCATCTTGCCCTCTGTTCTGGAGTTGAGCCTCCCCAAACTCCATGTTCTATTTTATTATCAATGGCGTACTCATGGCATTCGTATTGCACTGGGCAATAGAGGCACATTTCAACAGCCTTTTTAATTTTTGACGATTGACCTCGCCCAGGAAAAAATTCTTTTGTGTTTGAATTACGACACAACGCAAGCCAATAAAAATTAGGTCTTGATTCTTCAAGGACTCTAATGAACTCTAGGATTTCGTAGTCGGAATATTTAAACATCTCGCTCTGCCGACATATCCGCAAGGTGTTGATAGGCAGATGATATTGCTTCACTTCTTTTGGGAACTAAAACCTTCCAAGAACATGTGCATTTGACTTCATATTTTTCTTTATTAAAAATAAAGTCAACGTAATGGTGTTCTACGTTTATTCTTCCCAAGACCATTTTCTATATCCTCGTTCGTGCGCTTCTTGCGGGTTATCGGTAATCATTGTGTGACAATACCGGCATACTGCCATGTAATTATCCCACTTAGTGTCAACTATTTTACCGCCAGCACTGCGAGGTAATATTTCGTGAACATCTACTGACTTAATATAGCAGTTATTGTCCCAACGTGCCTGACAAATTGGATGCAATTCAAGAAACTCTTTAACAAAGGGAGCACGTTCCTTATATATTTTTTTCATTTTCAAAGAACGGGGCTGGAGCGATTTTGTCGCCTTCAGCCCCTTCTCTGATTTTAAAATAGAACGTGTGTTAAGCGTGGATTTTCTTTTAAGAGCCTTTTTAACTACGAGGCGCTTACGTCTTTCCACTAGAGGTCAACGTGTTGCTGTTGACTGTCAAGAATAGAAATGAGACGCTTCGATTTATCAAGTTCAATTCGAAGTTTGCTTGTCTCTTTTTGTAACTCTTCAACTGTTTTTTCTAGTTCAAGAATGTACGTTTGAATTTCATTTTCGTATGACATTCATCACCCTCCTGCTTCTCGGTAGGAAGCCATAAGGCTCCTCAGGGCCTCTACACGGCTACGAACCGATAAGAGTGCTTGGCGTGTTGCATCATGCTTTGCCTTGGCTGCTTCCATTGCAAGTCGTTCGGTTTCCGTCTCGGTTGTTGCAAGGTCAGATGCCATGTCGGCGGTTATCTTTAATCCATTATGACTTCCCTCATACCGAGCCGACAAACGACTCTTGGCATAAGCGATTTCATAAGTTGCTTCTGCTCTACCAAACTCGTCCGCCGTTACAGCGAATGAAGATGTAAGGTCTTCCATTTGATTCATGGCGTGACGCATTGTTTCTTCAATACGCATGTAACTAAGCGGGACAGAGTAATTGGTTTTTTCAGACATTAAAAGTCTTCTTCATCCCATGGGTTGGTACCTGCTGGCGCAGATGAAGTTCCCTTTTCGTTCTTTTGAATTGAGACTGTTGCAAACTTAAGCAAAGCGCCAACATCTTCAGCAACAATTTCTGCTGCTGTTCCCTTGGTTCCATCCTTGCGTTCAAAGTCTTTAACCTCAAGACGACCGCTAATGATTGCAGCAGCACCCTTTGCAAGTGATGCGTGTACGTTTTCTGCGGTCTTTCCAAAAGCAATAACGTCGTAATAACTTGTTGTTTCACGTTCCTTAACACGGCGAGTAGATGCAAGCCCAAATCGAACTCGTGCTAGGCCATTGTCCCCGAACTTTAACTCAGGCTCACGGGTAAGGTTTCCGGTAACGGTAATAATTGAATTCACTTTATCTCCTAATTGCTTTGTAGTGATTGTAGGTGTTCGATGACAGACTTCGCTTCGTCAAAAGTAAGTTGCTCCAACTTCGGAACTCTCCTACCTGTAACGTTATCAATAGTGTCATACATTGTTGGGTCATCAAAGCCCAGCGAACTGTGACTAATAGCCCAAATCATTTTGCACATCTTCTCGGTTGCCATGTTGGTTGTTGGCTTACCAGCCGCTTTAGCAACTGCGTTGCCGAGAGTGTTGTCCTGCTTAGGTGTAGGCGCTGACTTAGGTTCTGGCTTAATAGCCTGACCAGTTGAAAGTGGACTTGCAGTAACTGCATCGTCATCCTCATCCGCAACAAGCCCCAAGCATGCCATGTAGGCATAACGACGAGCGAACGTTGTAGCACTGCCCTGCGCCATTGGGTCTGCCTTAACCATGTGTAACTTCATTGCGTAAGCCATGTACTGACCTGAAGTGTGGAGTAGATGCGTCATAAGCAAGTCTCCAGTTTCGTCGTAAGTAATGAACTGACTAACAGCAAGTCCATGCTTAGCAAGTACAGGACCAGCAGTAGCAACTACTTCTGGCAACGCCGCATACCTACTCTTAAAAAACGGATTAACAGAACCCTTGGGCACAGCAGAAAATTCTGCCTGAGCCGCAACGAGTGCCGTAATTAATTCATTGATTGATTCACTCTGCATTATTTATTTCCTTTCACAATAGTAGTCTTCTTTAAGACTGGTACAAGTGTAACACACTTATTTGATTTTGTCAAGTTCATTATTTTAACGGTCGTAAAGTTCTTGAACCGGGGCGAGTCTTCTTAAATTGTTCAAAAATCTCAGGAGCCTCTGCCTTAAGTCGCTCGGTGTCAAGTGTCTCAACATCCTTGCTTGCCTTGTAAGAAAGAATAGCCTTGCCATTTACGGTAGCAAACTCTGCATTGCCTACAATTTCAAGAATCTTTGCTCGCAATGCTTTGCGTTGAGTATCTGCTTCGTCCGCACGGGCTTTTGCTTCTGTAAATTCATCCCAAATAGCCTGCAAATCAGAACCACCTTCAACGCCTTTGCCTTCTTCGTGGCGAGGGTAACGTTTTTGCTGTGCTGATTCAGTTGCATCACTACCGTCAGTTTCTGGAGCGTTACCAAATTTAATGCAATCCCAAAACTGTTGCTCTGCAATGACCATGTTCTCTGCAATTTCATCATCCCATTGCATTTCACGAACCTGAAGTCCAGCACCGCCGAGTAGACACGCAAAAGTTATATTGGTATAACCAGTTACAACACCGTAGTGATATCCCTGAAGCATGTAACTTGGTGGAACTTGATTGTTTGCCCATGCGCCAGGATTTCCTGGACCAGCAATACCGGCGGTCTTAACCTCAAGAATACCCAAGATGTTTGGTGGTGCGTAATCAAAACGCCAAGTTTGTACTTTGCCAGCAGGAAACTCATCACTTGGTTCAACAATCAAGAAGTCAAGGTTCGCAAACATAAACTCACGACCTTCTTCTTCTGACCACAAAATAACAGGCCATTCAACAACGGCTTTATTATTTTCTTCGGCGTAGAATTCAGCAATAGGACGTTCAAACTTATGTCCAATGCGGATGGCTTCGCCAACCACAGGGTCACGTTCTACAATGTGAGACTTCTCAGCCCACAAGGCGTAAGCAGACTTGTACCTATTAACACCGCAAACAGTACCGGCATCACTGCCACCAATACCACCTTCACGAGCCTCAAGCCAGTCTTCCTCTGACATATCCCATACTGGGATTACTTTTACTTTATTCATTGAACACTCTCCTTTTGAAGTTCCCTGATGGTTTGACGAACTGCATCAGCCACCATTGACTTAATCATTTCTTGATATTCGTCAACGGTATCAATAGGGTGTGACACCAACTCTTCAATAGAAGCAACATCAACGTTGTTTCCAATGTATCGAACATAGACGCGGTGGATAATCTTTCGACCGACCATCTCCCGACCATGCTTTCGCTCAAATTCTGGACCACGAAGTGATGTTGGAACAGAACCAACTTTGTCACCTTCATAAATGACAGCCCATTGACCCGGCTTCTCTTTGAGACGTGTTGCATACGTCTTTTTACGATACTTCTTTGTACTCTTTCGAGGAACAGCCGATTTTACTGGCGGTTCCTCCCACTTCAAATGCTTGCCCATTTTATTATTCCTTTCTTGTTTGTATTTATTTATTCAATAGTTTTATTGTTCTTGCTACACCATCTTGGAAAGTAATTACTTTTGCTTCCCTCAATTGCTGACAAGCACTAAAGACATTTCCTAGGGACATTTCAGTCATCTCCGATAGGTCACGATAACTCGGACCGTAAGCATGCTTTTTGTACCACTTCTCAATTGCCTTTGTAATTTTCTTTTCGTTATCTAGTTTAGCATTAATTTTCGTCATTGTCAAGTCCTATTTTAAAATTTTTGTTTTCCATTGTAGCAATTACCTGATTGTATATAGTTTCATACAATTCTGGTTGTTCTTCTAATTTAGCCTTTGCTTTCAATCTTCCGTTTGCAAACTGCTCGCCCTCATAGTATATCCAAGCACCGGATTGACGCAAAACACCTGCGTCAATAGCACAATCGAGAAGAGCATTGGCTTTTGGAACACCAACGCCATATTCAAGGTCAAACTCAGCCTGTTTTAACGGTGGTGCAACTTTGTTTTTTACAACTTTTACTCGGGTTCGGTTAGCGGTTGCTTCTTCACCCTTTTTAATGGTTTGAATACGTCGAATGTCTAGTCGAACCGAAGCGTAATAAGGCAATGCCTTACCGCCTGGTGTGTATTCACTTGGCCCATACATCTTTCCAATTGATTCACGCAATTGATTAATAAAAATAACCAAAGTATTCGTTCTTGATACGGTTCCTGTCAACTTTCTTAATGCTTGTCCCATCAACCTTGGTTGAAGTCCAACATGGGCATCGCCCATTTCTCCTTCAATTTCAGCGCGGGGAACCAAAGCGGCAACAGAGTCAATAACAACTACACCAATTTCACCACTTTCTACAAGGCGAATAGTAATCTCCAAACCTTGTTCTGCGGTGTTGGGTTGGCTGATTAGTAGGCTGGGTAGGTCAACCCCAATTACGTCCGCGTAAACGGCATCTAGGGCGTGCTCAGCGTCAACGTAGGCACATGTCAGTCCCATTTTTTGCGCTTCAGAAATTACGTGAAGAGCAAGGGTGGATTTGCCCGAAGAAGGTGGCCCAAAAAATTCTACAATTCTACCCCTAGGAAGACCACCCACACCAAGGGCAAGGTCCAATGGCAAAATACCAGTCGTGATTACATCAACAGGCACTACGTCTGATTGACTCAGGCTCATAATAGAACCAGCACCAAACTGCTTGTTAATCTCTGCTAAAACTAAGGCTAAGTTGTCCTTACCCTGAGTTACCGCTTTCTTTGCCATAAAACCTCCATTTTCAAATTTCAAATTTCTCTACATGTTATCCGAACATTTGTTCTGTGTCAAGTATTGACAAACGGAACTTTCTGTGTTATAATAGTAACATGCAAAACGTTCCTGCAAACAATTACGCTTGGATTCAAAATAATGTTATTATTTTGAAAACCGAGTATAACAAACAACTTGTTGAGGATAGTCGCAATATTCCGGGTCGTCGTTGGGATGGGGAGATGAAAGTTAATACTTTCCCTCTTTCTTCCATAATAGAAGTTCGCAATCTTGCTAACACACATAATATCACATTGGCGCCTGAATTGCAAGACTCAGACGTTAAAAAGTATTTTACTGATTCGGGCAAAGAGTTTCAAGTGGAAATGGACGGGGATTCCGTTACTATCTGCTTTAACTACGACCCCAAGATGATTACGGCCATTAAATCTTCTGTTCCTAGCGCAAAATGGAACGGAAAATCTCGTTCTTGGCTAGTTCCTAAACGTGACATTATGCAAGCGATTCGTTTTGCCCTTTTGCATAACCTCACTATTGAAGACAGCCTTATGGAAACCGCTCGTAATGTAATGAACGAGGCCAAAACCATGCGTGAGGCGTCGGAATCTTTGAACGCTGACCTTGATGTTCCGGGCATACAAATCCCGCTCCTTCCATACCAAAAAGCCGGAATTGCTTATTTGAAGCAAGTCCGTAAGGGCATTTTGGGCGACCAACCGGGACTTGGGAAGACGGCACAAGCCATTGCTACCCTTGCATCGGAAGACGCTTTCCCTGCTGTTGTTGTATGTCCTAATACATTAAAAATAAATTGGGAGCGGGAAATTAAAAAATTTTTTCCAAATTTGACCGTTTCGATACTCAATGGTGGTAAGTCAGAGGAAATTGAACCCTGTGATGTAATTGTTGTTAATTACGATATTTTATATCAACGCAACAAAAACATTATGGAACATGGCTTTGTTTCACTCGTTGTAGACGAATCTCACGCTATTAAAAACGGGCAGAAGAAGTGGCGATGCCCGGAATGTGAAAAACCGTGCCGAGCAAACACCGCAGTATGCAAAGAATGTGGTGCGTTGGCAATTCGCCCCCGAGAAACTTGGACAGTTAAGCGTACTGACGCCGTTATGAAGTTGGCGAAGTCACTTGGACCTGAGAACTTTGTACTCCTACTAACCGGCACGCCGATTACGAACCGCCCCGAAGAACTAATTCCCCAACTTGAAGCCATTGGTCAGTTGGACAGTTTCGGTGGCGTTTGGAGATTTAAGAACCGTTACGCACCAAAGCGCAATGTTGCTCTTAATACCAAAGAACTTAACGAAAAAATGCGTGAAACCTGTTTTGTACGTCGCAACAAAATGGACGTTTATGGAGAACTGCCAGAACTACGAAACGCCGTGCAATACCTATCAGTTTCTACTGAAGAAATGGCTTCATACAAGGTAGTCGAAGACGACGTTGTTGAGTATTTTGCTCAACGTGCGCGTGATATTGCCGAAGAAGAAGGCAGTGACGGCTCTAGTGCTTACTGGGGCAAGAAGATTGCTCTTGAAAACTCGGTTAATCTTGTTCGTATTACCGCACTTCGTGATGCGGTGTCGAAAATCAAGTTTGAAAGCACTGCTTCGTGGTTGGACAACTTCCTAGAGTCCGGTACGGGTGAAAAGGTCATTGTTTTTGCGGAACATATTGAAATGGTTGAAAAACTGTATGCTCGGTACCAAGATGTAGCAGTGAAGATTCGTGGCGGAGTTTCAGTCGAAGAACGACAGAATGCAGTGGACTCGTTTCAGAACGACCCGAAAGTACGAGTATTTGTAGCAAACATGACAGCCGCTAGTGAGGGTTTAACACTTACAGCCGCAAGTGATGTAGTCTTCTGTGAACTAGGTTGGACACCTGCTATACATGAGCAATGTGCCAGCCGTTGTTATGGTCGAGTTAATGACATGCACGGTGCAACAGCATGGTATTTGCTAGCACCTGAGACCATTGACGAAGACATGTACAGTCTGTTAGACAAGAAGAAAAAAGTTGTTAACTCCGTTACTGACGGTGTTGACGTTGAGGAACAAGGAAGCATTATTGGCGAACTCGTCAAAACGCTTGCTGAAAGGGGAATGAGCAAATGAGGGCAGATAGATACGACCATGAGGGCAAAGCGATTTACTCTCTTAAGTTTGATGGCGCAACAATTATTGGCGATTTAACTGGAGAAAAGTCTATTATTACGCCTTCGTGGATTTTGGTTCACCCCGACTTAAGTCCATTGGCCAAAGTTCTTTTTGGTTACATGAAGGCAATTCTTATGGGCGAAGTATTTATTGCCAACACTTCTCACGGTTCATTTGCAAACTTACTTAAGGTTGATGCTCGTACTGTTCGTCGCAAGATTAAAGAACTAAGCGATGTTGGAGCGATTATTGTTAAAAGTAGTTTTAAGGACAATAAACAACAAACTAATGTCTACTACCTATGGCCTTACAACCCCGAATTAGGGGGGACAAATTTGTCAGGGGGGACAGAAATGTCCAGGGGGGTGGACACAGATGTCCAGGGGAATAATAATAATAATATATATAATAATATAGTCTCGCCAAAAGTCGAGGTAAAGAAGACTCGTAAGACTAAAGTTTATACTCCTGAGTTTGAGGCACTATGGCTTTTGTATCCTCGCAAGGAAAACAAGCCGGGAGCATTTGAGGCTTACAACGGTCGTATCAGAGATGACAAGGTTCCTTACGAAACATTGATGCAAGCAGTAAAGAACTACGCTTTAAAGAGGAAGAACGAAAATCCTACGTACACGTTACACCCCAAGACGTTCTTCGGCCCGGGCAGGCGATACGAAGACTATCTTGGCAAACAAGATGATGTTTTCCCACTAACACCAGAGCAGATTGTTGTTGCTGAGATTTACGAAGACTGGGATAAGTTGAAGACTTGGATTAATCCAGTGGACGGAGAAGTAATACTTGATAATCCTGTCAAGATGAACTACAGTCGTCCCACTAACGAAATAGGGCAACCTATTGACATAAACGGCAGGCCTTACAAACTTGACAACCAAGGCCGTCGTCATTCATTAGAATTTACCACTTACTAGAAAGGGTTATTGGTGAACGGGCAAACCATACCCCACGATTTTCAGGCAGAAGAGGCATTGATAGGTTCAATGCTTCTGTCTATAGAAGCAGTTATAGAAGGCATTGATTCTTGTCTTCCCGAGGATTTTTACAATCCTTTGAACGCAAGGATTTTTACCGCTATTCGCAGTCTCTTTTCAAGGGGCGTAAAGATTGACCCAGTTACAATTGCTGGTGAAATCAACGACGAAGAAGTTGCTTCCAAGTTAGTCAACATGTCTCTAAACGTTCCTTCATGGAAGAACGCTAGTGAGTACGGTGCAATAGTTCTTAAGCACAGTTCTAGTCGCAAACTCATTGGAGAGATTGATACATACAAGAACTTGTTGTTGACAGGCGAGAACCCGTACGAGATTGCATCAGGCATGGGAAAGATGTTGACTGGCGTTGGCTCGATGCGTTCGCTTGAACCACAAGCAATGACTATTAGCCAACTTGTTGCGAATGCGGAAGCGATTGCACCAGTTGTTATTCCAGGAATGATGCACCAAGATTATCGAACAATTGTTGTTGCAGAAGAAGGTGCTGGTAAGTCGCTTCTACTTAGAACGATTGCTATGTCAGTATCGCAAGGCATTCATCCATTCAGTCACAAGCCAATTGAACCTAAGCGTGTATTGATTATTGACCTTGAAAACCCAACGCAAGCAATTACCGAAACTGCTGAACCATACATGAGACACATGGCTGGAAGAGTTGGTACTGCTTTTGATGAAGAACGTTTAAAGATTTATCGTCGTCCCGGTGGTATTGAGATTCGAAATCTGTCCGACAAGGCAGAAGTACAGCGTGAAATTGCGGCTCATAAACCAGACTTGGTTGTTATTGGTCCTATTTACAAAATGTATCGCAGGCAACCTAACGAGACATACGAAGACTCTGCTGACTCTGCAATGGCTGTACTTGATGACCTTAGAACGAGATACAAGTTTGCCCTTGTTATGGAGCATCACGCGGCTAAGGGTAAGGCTGGAGAACGTGACCTAACGCCAATGGGTTCACAGCGCTGGATGGCGTGGCCTGAAATTGGTATATCATTGTATAAAGACAAAGTTGATGAAACAATGTTAAATGTAAAACGTTTTCGTGGAGACCGTTTGCAAGGTGTAACATGGCCAGACAGAATTGTTCGCCACCGCACTTTGTTGGTTGAAGGAATTTGGGACTAATGACAGTAGTTGTTGCATGTACAAGTGAAAATTGGTGCGGTATGTCATTTGACTCCGCATCAAGCGACGATGACATGGTTCTAGCCGCCTCAACACCAAAAGCAATTATTCATGCTGGCAACGGCATTATGGGAGCGGCTGGTTCGTGGCGCATTATAAATCTTTTGTCGAAGTTAAAGGCAAGGAAAGTGAGTCCGGAGACTATTGTTTCTATGCTCAAAGAAGTGAAGGGTGAAGATGAATCCATCAAAGAGATGGAGATTCTTTGCGCTTGGCCCGGTCGTCCATTAGTCATCATTCAAGGTGACTTTGCGATGATTGAAATGGAGTCGCCGTATTTGGCGATTGGTAGCGGTTCCCCCTATGCCCTCGGTTACTTAGAAGGTTGCGAAGACATAGGCCCAAACGAACTAAGTTACGCTGTGGAAGTAGCAATTAAATACTCCCCAAGCGTGGCTGGCCCAGTAAAAAATCTTTACTGTGGGTCGAAGTAGAAAAGGTTAAATGAAATATCTTTCTATCGTTCTATTGTCACTTGCTGTATTCAGTGTTAGTTCACCAAATCCCTCGGCGGAAACGGTATCAACAAGTACAACAATTGCCGTAGGACAATCATGGAACCCAGCATCACTAACAGCACCACCAGTTGCACCGCCTTCGTTAACGCACATTGATGCGCCAACAACGTTGCCAACAATGGTGCCACCACCGCTTGTGTCACCTGACATTATGGATAAGTGGTTAAAGGTTGCTCAATGTGAGACTGGAAGTAATTGGCATTCAATGGGAGGTGTTTATCAAGGCGGAATAGGTATTCTTGTTTCAAATTGGTACGCCTACGGAGGATTTAAATTGTTCGGACCGTTGTATGATGCAACTCCAGAACAACAAGTATTTATTGCTATAAAAATACAAGCATTGGCAGGAATACCAAATTATGTTCCCGACCAATACGGTTGTGGACGAGGATGGTAATGAAAGGGAAAAATGAATTTTGACGAATGGTTGAAGTACGGTACTGAAAACGGATTTTGCACTGAACAATTTTGTTCTACGCATGATGCAATGCCGTTACATGAAACTGAAGAAAGAGCATGGGAAGAGGGTAGCGACCCATGCGCACATATGGTTAGACTAGGCATGCCTTCAGATTGGGCATTACCTGATTGGTGGTTTAACAATGACTGATGAAGAACGTTGGGCGCAACTGCACCCAGAAGAAAAGTTGCCGGGAAGCGCAGAACCTTTAGAAGGTAAATGCGGAGCAAGGCTTAAGAATAAAGAACTCAAGGAATTGGGTATTACTCGTTACTGTTACAAAACAGCAGGCATGGGTACTAATCACCTTGGGGCTGGAACTTGTAAGTGGCATCTTGGCAATACAGCCAAGCACACTACTGGCGCAGTTCAGACTGTTATGAAAAAAGAACTTGCAACACTTTCAGAACAACTAGGTGAACCAACACCACTCGGGCCACCAGAAGTTGAAGCGTTTCAACTTGCTTCAAAGATGAAACAATGGACACTTATTCTTGAAGACAAGATGAGCGAACTAAACGGCATTTTGGAAGTAACTGACAAGGCTGGCGTTGAACACGTTAGAGCATTGATTGAAGTTATGGAACGTGCTTGGGAGCGATATCAAAATGCTCTTGAGTTTATGATGAAATACGATTTGCGCAAACGAGTAATTGAACTTGAAGAACATCAAGCCAGTTTGGTTGGAGCAGCCTTCATGGCAATTATTCTTAGCAAAGACCTAAAATTGTCTGAATCGCAAATTGACATTGCTCGTCAAATGTTTGCAAACAGCATGATTGAACTTGGTGGCGACATGGAGCCAAGTTGGGCGTCAGGAATTGTTGACGCTGAAGTTATTGATTAAGCGTGTAGTTCTTGCCAAGATAGAATTCTCTAACTTGGTTATTTAGGCTTGTGCGTTGAGTGGTTGTAAGAAACGTGCCAGAATGCTCTACAACAGTGTTCTGGTAATCAATATTACTTAACTGCTCAAATGCCCATTTACGCTTATCTGGCGCTGTTGTAAGGGTTTCTAATACACCCTCAGCAAGGTCTGAATTCTTGATAATAATGATTCCGTTGGCGTCTCCGAAAGAGCCGTCTTGTGCAATGTATGTAATGCCTTCGGGTTTGTTCATGCAACAATTATACCACAACGCAAAGTAGAAATCCCCCGCCTTTTGGCGGGGGATTCTCTATTTCCGACACGGGAAATTATTCAGCAGTTGCAAACTCTCTGCGCTCGCCAACGTAGCGAACATAGATAGTCCAAGTGCCTTGTTCGCTCATACGGGCTGTTGCTTCGTATGATAAACCACTACGGTCAACACCAGTGATGTTGCTAATTCCTAGAAGCGTACGAAGAGCCTGTCCGGTGTCTCCACCAGTCTTTGAATCTTCCTTCCAAACAAACCACGTTCCCGGCTGGCTCTGCAATTGCTCACGACGAGCAATAGTCTTAGACGATGGTCCACGACCACCTGCAGAGTTACGAGGACGAGGGCTTTCTGCCTTCATTGGATTAATTTCCCTAGTTAAGTTACTCATATTATTTTTCCTTTCTGAAACTTTTTTTAAAAACTGCGGACCTTCCGCTATTTGTGAGAGGTAAGCAGTGGCACCAAGTCGTTCCCCCTAGTGCCACTGCACTCGTTGGGCAGAGAAAGGGACTGCCCAACGGCGTCGTACGCCTCGGGCAGTAGGCTACGACAGAACTGTCGCAACACTACCACTCTCTACCCTACTAGTCAAGGATTTTGCCTGTTTTAACGGCCTCCCGTTCCGCTAAACCATCACGAACTCTGTAAAGTCCGCGCTTAACCTTAACAAAGTAATCAGTGTTTTTCACCAACTTCAATGCTAAGGAATCCGTTACCTTAAGCATACTTTGAATTTCTGCAGTTGTCAATTCCAAACTTGCATTTATCCTGCACCAATCCTGCAATTCTTTGTCCATGTCACGTTTTTGCTCACGCCTTGCAAGAACAACTGCCTCTCCAGTTAATTCTTCAATAAGCGTGTTGCTTACCATGTGAGATTTCAAAGTATCAACAACGTTAGAACCATCACGTTCTGCTTTTTCAATAATGTGCCTTGCCCTAATTAATTCTTGTTGCTCACTCATCTTCCCCCAACAGTTCAGTAAGTTTTTCTTGCAATAAATGATTAACAAACATTCCAAGGGTATAACCCTTAGAGAAGTCTGACTTAGATTCTTTCATCAAGTCTTGAATAAACTTTTCGGAAATAGCAATAATTGTTTCAATCCCGTCAGGCAATTCAATGTAATCGTAAGGTTTTTCCTCGCTTGTAACTGCATCCTCAGGAACAGCAATGGCTGTTACTTTAATGCCCTGTGAAGAAACACTGCTTAACAATGTGTCAAACGGTGCATCACTAATGTAATTAAATTTTTTGTTGTTAAAATCCATACTACTCCTTTCTTTATGTAACCATTATAGCACTAATTGGGCTGAATGTCAAGTACGGTTAATTTTCCCGTGTTTGCAAGCAATTCCCAATCAATGTCTTCTTCAATGTCTTCTTCATCAATCTCTGCAAGCAAAGTTAATTTGTATTGTTTAATGTTTCTGCTTTTATAGTCTGCAACACATTGCTTTATGCTTTCAACATCCCAAAGAACAGTTGCTAAAACTTTGTTTTTAGAATCTATTAAACGAACTTCAAATGCTGGTATTTCACCGCCCTGAGCATCCACTTCAAGTGCATACTCAACAGCCTGCCATGTTGGTACGGCGTTGCACATTTCGCCAAACAACTCAAATGCTTCTGAACGAACAACTACGTCTTCAAAGAAAATACCAATCTCCTTGTAAGCACGCCCTAGTTTTTCGTATAAAGCAATAGTCCATTTTTCGCTATCAACGTTATAAAAATTATACATTTTTTCCTCTCGTAGATTTTTTAAAAAACTTCAAGTTCTTCGGGCGGATAATACAAATCGCAACCACATTCTTTGCAATTTAATTCTTCCCAATCAGGTTTGCCTTCGGGGTTTTGATTAATGTTCCAAAGATGAGAACCGTATTCGCAACCGCAATTAAGACAGTCTTTAATCTCCTCTGTCATTCCCTAATCCTTTCTAATAGTTGCACGTCATCTTCTCCAAACATAGTGCAATCCAAAACATACTCTTCTTCGTTCCTGCCATCAAACTTACCAATAACACATTCTCTAGGAAAAGTCTCGGTATAAACATTTCCATTGCCACCCATGCGGGATGCAAACCACTTAGCACGCTCTAAGGAACTAGTCCAAGACATGCCCCTAGCAAACTCTGAATAACAACCTCGATACAGCGTTAAATTTTCGGGCAAAGAACTGGTAGATAAAATCGTTCCGTTATCAGTTAAGTAGCCTGTGCCGTCATCATTTAAAACCATGTTGAATAGAGTTACCCAATACTTAGGTTCAAGTGTCCGAGCAGGCCATTCAGGCATTGTCCAAGAATCAGCAATTGCAATAGCCAACTCCTTGTTGTTCATGTTTTTCCAGTTCTCCACTAGCAATGCTGGAAAATCGTTGCGACCCCAACCTTCTTTAATTTTGTCCCAACGTTTAGCCATTACACACCCAACCAAATCAATTCAATGCCAATGTTGCTTTCGGGGCAAGTGTATTCAGCACAATGAAACCCAGCATGAAAGAAAACTTTGTTCTCATCATTGCTAAGAAATTTCCATTGCTCATGCTCCCTGCACGTTGCCTTGTAAGTGTGATTAGAGGTCATCTTCAACCTCGTCCCAATTGTTTGCCTCACACAACACAAGTAATGCACTCATGGTGTCAATGGCGCAACTGTCAAGCGGAAAGATTTTGTTAGCATCATCAACAAAAGGCTTGTAGGCCGAAGTCTTTTTTGCATACTTAGTCATTCCGTTAGAAGCGTTGTAAGCAACTGGTAGTTCATCACCGTCTTTATGGACAATGTAACCAAGCCAATTACCATTGTCATTTACGTTCTCCATTGCAAACCAATAGTCTTCCAATAGCGAAACGTTAAAAGGCATAAGAAAGTCGGCCTCTAAATCGTCCATCTCGTCAATCATTTTTTCAACATGAATCATTCGTCTTCCTCCTTTTCGTAGTCTTCATCAATAACTTCTAACTCCATGTCTTTGTCTTCCCAAGCAATCTCGGTGACGTAGTAATGCAATCGGTTCACATAAGCACGCCCAGCAACGGTCACGTCATCATCAACGTCAATTGCTGTCCATACATAGTGTTCGTCTAAGTTTTTTACATAATCCCAATCTTCGCCAAAGGTTTCAAATTGAATTGAATCCCAAGTGTTGTATGGATTTGTTATTGGCTTGTATTTTTTTACCCAATCGTCCCAATTCATGCCAATTCCTCTGACGTAAATGGTTCGTTAGTAATTCCCAAAGCATCAATTAAGTTAATTATGTCGTAACTGTCGGTGGGTTCATCTCCCCAACTCATACCGCCAGTAATAAAGTAATGCTTGCCCTCAAGATGTAAGTCTGAAACGTCTCGCAAAACACCCCAGTTACTAAGAAAATCAGCAACTTCGTTTGCTTTGTCGGCAATAATTGATTCAACATCTTCATCATCTTCTGAATAAAGAACACCACAATCTTCAAGCGTTGTTAAAAATAAATCGTCCTCACGAGAAATTTTTAAAAAACGCTCAGTTACAGCACGCTTTAAGTTGTCGCCGGACAAAATCATTGTATTGTTTGTATCAACGGGAATGTTGCAAATTGCAAAAGTAAAATCAGCACCCATTAGTTCACCTCGATACTGTCGGCGTTAAGCGTGTTCTGCACAAGTTCCCAGTTAGGTTCTGACTCGTCCCAGTAGTACGTTCCAACAAGCGCCCAGTAACCGCCTACTTCGGTGTCACTAGCCCCCATGCCAAACATACCTGTACCATGTCCGAGGTCTCCGTTAGGCTTGCCAAATCGGCGCTCAAATACAGTTAAAGCCAAGTCGCCAATAACATAAGCCCACTCAGTACCCCAGTCATCACCAGTTGAATGAATGAAACCACAGTCCGTTTCGTCACGCCACGTTGCCGTTCCATGAGTACCGTACTTTTCCTCAGTCTCAGCCACTTCTGACGGTGGCACAAAAGAAGACCAACGCCCGTCTTGGCTTGGCTTTACAGCGTACTCAATTAGAGCGTCTGCATTATTTTCTACTTCTCGGTAACTCTGCCAAAGGCGAGCGCCCATTGATTCGGGATAACCGTCCCAATGACAGTAACGGCCCTTGAAACCGTCACCCTCAATAATTGCTAATACACTTCTCGTTCCCATACTTGTAATTCCTCTCTATTAAAGAATCAAGGCTTGTCCTTGATACATACCAGTATAACACATAAAACTTATTTTGTCAAGTCACTTTACAAAAAAATCTAAATCAGCCCCGTCAGCAACAATCAGTTGTGTTTCTCCTTCGGGGTTAAGCCAAGAAAGAACATAGTTGTTGTAATCGTCACTAGTAAGCACGTTGCACTCACCTAGTTCATCACCTTCCACAAATCTTTCTCTAAAATCAACACCGCAACCAATAACAACCAATACACCAATTGCCAGTTCATCTTCAACTAGGTCTTTGCGCACCTTTGCTTTAAGCATAAGCGCCCTCTCCAGCACTTTTAAAATCGTCAATCATTACGTTTAGCATGCTCCAAGACTGGTGGGCGTGTTCGCAATCTTCCGCATTGTCGCCTTCAATCCAACCCCATTCGTCAGTCTCCACGTTATAAACGTTGCCGTTGCCGTCAAAAACTGCATTGGCGGTGTCTGTGTCAATCGAGAATGTTCTAGTCTCGGTGTCATACCTAACCACATAGTGAATCTGCTTGCTCATTGTTTTGCTCCATCTCTAATAGATACCAAGTTCATCATTCGACCACAAACAAAACACTTCGGGTCGCTAATGCCAGCAGAGGGCGTTGTAACCTCTGTTAGCGTGTCACAATCATCAGGGTCACATACATAGGTGAACTTCCACCACTTGTCTTTGTTAATCATTGTTAACCCTCCACTTTGTAATCGTCACAGATACTGGCTACTGCCTCGCTAAGAGCATCAATCAATTCAGCCAAATCATCAGCCTCTAAATGACCAATCATGCCCTCGGTTAGTTCGGCAAACCAAACTACCTCCGTATTGTCTGCACCAAATGTTTTAATTTCTTCACTCATTCTGTACCGCCTTTCTGGGTTATTAGCCCGTTTAGTTGTTGTGAACCAGTATAGCACACAAATTGTATTTTGTCAAGTCCTAAAAGTGAAAATCTACTGCTACTAAGTATTGCTCGGTAGGATTTTTTTCTATACGTTTTTTGAGGTACTCATCACCAGCACCACCATCAACCATGTCGTAAAAATAACCGTACGGGTTACTGTCCCCATTTGCTATTTCTAATGCTTTCCCAAGTCGCCAAGCCTGCATACCATCTTGGTCGTTAAAAGCAAGTTCTTCGCCGTTGTAATTTTTTAGCAAACTCGTAACATGCTCAACATCTACCTTCGCAAGGTAACTATTGACTTGTTCAACTCGCCATTGCCTTGCCGTTTCAACGGCTTCCAAAAACTTTTCAGGGGTTTCTGAATAACTGATAACGGTATCTTCTTCACCCCAACGACCACCAACTACTGACCAGTCTGACCAATTGAAATTACCACTTTCTTCAATGTATTCATTAACAAGGTCTTTCGCTTCTTGGGCGTTTTCTGCCTCTACTGCAATTCTGTGTAAAACATGCATAATTAAGTTCCTTTCGTTAATTCACCAACGCTTGTCGTTGATGGAATCTAGTATAGCACATAAATTCTATTTTGTCAAATTTATTTTTTGTAAGCAACGCCATACTTGGCAAGCGTTTTTACGGTTGATTTGGCAGAACTAATAATGGAGCGCATTTCAAACGAATCATAAGAGTC